TCATATTTTAAAACATCAGGAGTAAATGTAGCTGTTTGTGTGTCTGTCAACGCTATAGAAACAGAACCAGCAGAACGGTCAGTATAAGTTGTTGTAAAATCTGCATATTTTGTAGTGCGAGTTTCTTCCCAAACCTGTGCCTCTACTGTATATCCAGTTAAATCTATCGCAGCATCATTTCCATCTTTAAATAACAGAGGAATAGTATGATCTGATCTACGCTGCAACGTAAAATTATATGTACCAGGTTGGATCGCCATAATTAGAATTTTATTATGTACATCATAGCGATGTTGCGTGGTCTTGATTCGTTTCCACCTTGATTAGCAATAGTTGTACTAACAGAAAGTGATGGTGTTGTATCATCAGTTTGAGCAGTATAACCTCTTAAATGTTGACCATCATTACCACCTGATTGTTCTAATTCTGCTAAATTACCTCCACTTTGACTGACACTTGTAATTCCTGATCCTCCAAAATTATTACCAACTCCACCATTACTGCCTTGAGCAAAAGCATAATTATGTCTGTGATTACCTACAGAACCAGATGTAGTAGCAGAGTGATTGTGCTGTGCGTTTTGTGCTGACTGAGAACTAAGCATGCTTCTACCACTATCTGCACCTCTACCATTATCAAAACCTCTAACAAATTCACCTCTTAAATCAGGTAAATTAGCTCCAATTAAAGCAAATAAAGCAGCAAAGTTTGCAGTTACACCGTTTACTGTACCTGTTCCGTTTGGAATAGAAGCACCGTTACATTCTAAATAACCAGATGGTATAGATGTATGGGCAATACAAAAAACAGATCCAATCGGAACACCTGCTACAGTTGTAAATGATAAGGCTCCAGATCCATTTGTCTGTAACATCTGGCCATTTGTTCCATCAG